AGAGGGACAGACCGAAAAGGTACACGTCTCCGGTTCCGGAAGCATCTCCGGAGGGATGTAGAGCCAGGTCATCCATGTCACGCGGCGGATTTGCGCTTTTGTGTGGGTTCAGGCTCGGCGTTGAAGTCGGACGTATCGGGCGGAGCGCCCGCTCTGCCGCCCAGCCGCTCGGCCTTCATCTGCGCGAAGGTCCGTCCGTCGCTGTCAAGAATCGCCTCGCGTCCGGTGTCGGACTGCCAGCGTTCGATGGCGACATCGACATAGGCCGGGCTGATCTCCATCGCGAAGACACGGCGGCCATTGGCTTCGCCTGCCATGATCTGCGATCCCGAGCCGGAAAACGGCTCGTAGCAAAGACCGCCGCGCGCCACATGCTGACGCATCGGAATCCCGAAGGCATCGAGCGGTTTCGGCGTCGGGTGATCGGGCCGGTCGTCCTCGCCGAAACTCGGCAGCGCCCAAGTCGAGGGCAGCGTTTCTTCGGCCACTTTCGGCGGGCGCTTGCCCTTGATCCAGCCCATGAAGCAGGGCTCGTGCTTCCAGAGGTAGTGCGACCGGGTCAGAACCCCGCGGTCCTTCACCCAGATGATCTGCTGATGGACGAACGCGCCCGCCTTCTCCCAGCAGGCTTCCAGCATCGCCTGGCGGCGTGAGGCGTGCCAGCAATACCAGGCGGCGTCCTCGGCAATCGCCTCGGCGACAGCCGCCGCGATGAACCCGTCATAGAGCTCGGCGCCCTGGCTGCTGTCATCCCAGGTCGTGCCGTAGGACGCGGACCAGTCCTTGTTGCGTGTCGGATGGTTCGAGCCGTCATAGTCCACCAGATACGGCGGATCGGTCGCAAACAGGATCGCCCGCTCGCCATTCATCAGGCGACGAACATCGGCGGCACTCGTGCTGTCGCCGCAGAGCAATCGGTGATCGCCCAGCGTCCACAGATCCCCGATGCGAGATGCCGGATTGCGCGGCGGTTCCGGAATCACGACGGGGGCGACGCCCGTGCCGTCGGATGCCTCGTCGCCTGGTTCCAGCGCGAGCAGCCGGTCGAGTTCGCCATCGGAGAAGCCGATCAGCGACAGGTCGAATTCATCGGCGACGAGTTCCTGCAGTTCGCCGGAAAGCAGCGCTTCGTCCCAGGCCCCGAGTTCGATCAGCTTGTTGTCGGCGATGCGGTAAGCGCGACGCTGCGCTTCGGTCAGATGATCGAGCACGATGACCGGCGCTTCGGTGAGGCCGAGCTGCGCGGCCGCCATGATGCGGCCATGGCCTGCAATGACCTCGCCATCACTCGACACCAGCACCGGGACGGTCCAGCCGAACTCCGCCATGCTGGCGGCGATCCTGGCGACCTGATCCGAGCCATGGGTCTTGGCGTTGCGCGCATAGGGGCGCATGCGGTCGAGCGGCCAGGTCTCGATCGCTTCGGGGGCGAAGCTCAGGGTCATGATGTCCGGTGATGGCTGGGCGTGTTGCCGGCGATTGGCCGCTGGATGCCGGATGCCGGGCTGGACTCCGCGAAGGGTCCAGGCATGGCAGCAGCTACGAGGCAAAAAAGCTTGTGTTCGTCGGGACTTCGGAGCGGCCATGAAGGGCGCTGGACTCTCGCTGGCTTCCCAAAAAATCCGGCCTGCCGCTAGCGACGTTTCGCGCCGCGCCCTCCCGCATAGGGTATCCGCCGGGAAGGAACCAAACTTGCTGGGCAGGTCGGGATAGCGCAGCTCATTGAGCGCGTCTGTCCCGAGGATAGCCCGAAATCTACCCTGAACCGGCATTTCTGTCCGCGCGAAAACTGTCCGCCGGACACTTTGCTCGCCGCTACTCACCGCTGCGCCGCGCCAGCCAGTTCGATCACCTTGCGCTTCGAGTAGCTGCGGTTGAGCCGCCGTCCATTAAGCCGGAAAGCGATGACGCAGAGCGCATAGAGCCAGTGCTGGTGGGCAGCCGAACGCTGCAAGCCGACAGTCCAGCAGATCGTCTTCCAGCGCTCGCCGTGCGCACGCAGCCAGATGATCTTGCCCTCGACCGGATCCAGCCCGACGGTCCAGCTCAGCGTCTCCTCCATCCGGCTGATGGCTGCGGGCGAGGGCAGCACGCGCATCGGCTTCGGCTCCTGTTCGACCTTGTCGGCAAAGTCGTGGATGATCTCGGGCCATGTGCTGAAGTATCCCTGCCGCCGGGATTCGGGCAGGCGCTTGAGCACGAAGGCTGCTTCGGCGAGACGTGCTTCGACAAGGCTTGGCGTCCAGTCGGTCATCGGCGCGCCTCCTGGGGTTGGTTGCGATCGCCGTAGAGCTTCTCGCCGAGTTGCCGGATCAGTTCACGTTCGGGCCAGGTCAGCCGGGCATCGTCGATCGACACCGCAAGGACGCGCTGCTCGCGCCAGCCATCGCGCTTGATGTCATCAGGGCTGCGGCGTTGGCCGCCATATCCTCGTGGCGACCACCTCACAGCACACCTCCCCGGGTTTCCATCGCCCAGAGCAGGATGGCGATCGCATCGGCCTCGTTGTCGTCGGCAGGCCGGAAGCCGCGCGCAGTGACGGCGGCGAGCACCGCGTGCTTGTCGGCGTTGCCCTTGCCGGTCGCAAAGCGCTTGATGGTGCCGACCGGAACGCCCTGATAGGCGACCTGCTCGCGCTCGCACCACGCGGTCAGTGTTGCCAGGAAGCCGCCGTAGAGATGGGCGGCATCCGTGCCGACATGACGGCGGACTTCCTCGAAGTAAATGGTGGCCAGACCGTCATTGCCGTGGGCGAGCGTGTCGAGCCAGCGCTGGAAGCGCAGGTAACGCATGCCGCCGCCATCGTAGCGGCTGGGTCGGAAGGAGACCGTGCCGCTCTGGACGATTCCGCCGATAAGGCTTGCCCAGCCGGTCGTAGTGCCGAGATCGAGGGCGAGGATGGCGCAGCTTCGTGCTGATGAACCCAGAGCTGCGGGAAGACAGGCGGGCTCGGGAACAGGTGACGCAATCATGCTCATGGGAACGGATCCTTCGTTTCGGGTGTCGTTCAGGGGAGTGTCGGCACGCCGCGCGCGCGAAGCCCCAGGGGTGGGGCTGGGAGACCCCGCCTGCGGCGGTCTCCCCCACCCCTGAAAGGGGTGGCTTTCAGCCCCTAAACTTGCTGGCCAGGACAAGGCATTGGCAAGGCTGAGGAATTTCCAGTTTCGGGAGTTTCGGCCAGCACTCGAAGCCCAATCTGATTGCAGCGCAGCCGATCTGGTCGAAGCGCAATTCCGAAGGGGCAGTTTGGGCGTCGCGCCCAATCTGGTCTCGACGGGCCGCAGCGTAGTTCCGGGCGGCGATGACGGAGCAGTTTCGGAACCGCACCCCATCTGGTTCAATCTGGCCAGAGCGCAGGCGTGCGCGATGAGCGACGCGGGCGCGATCATGACGTTTCGCCCTCCGGATAGACCCAGACATGCGGGTTCTCGACCTCGAGCAACGCGCCGGTCTGGGGCGATTTGTAATGGGTCGGCAGGACCGCGATGGTGGGCTGCGAGACCTCGCCGGTTTCGGGATCGACCGCTTCGCCGTCCGTCGGAATGGCCATCGCTTCGACGCACAGAAACCCGAAACGAGACCGGGACTGGCCAAAGCCGTAGGGCGCGCCGTCGCGGACGAATTTCACGAAGCCCTTGGTGGCGAGCACGTTCAGGCGGTTCCGGATCGTGTCCTTGCCGCCAAGCCCGCCGCGGTTCTCGAACGCCTCCGCGAACTGGTTGATGGTGTAGAGCCGTCCGGCCAGCGCTTCGTCGAGGAGAATGCCGAGGATGACATCGTGTTTGCGCACACGCTCGGCATCGAGACGCTCGCCCTGCGACTTGCGCACCAGCCGCTCGCCCGAACGGTCGACTTCCACCCAGCGCCCATTGGTCTTGTCGATGATCTTCGGTTCGATGCCCTGACCGTTGCGCAACTCGAAATGCAGCATCCGCTCGGCACGTTCTTCGTCCGGCCGATGCATGATGATGCCGGAGGTATAGAAGCTGCGCAGGCTTCCGGCGCCCGAGAGCGCCATGAACGGATCCTCAGCGAGCTGCTTTTTGGTGATCTTGCGGGTGTGGTGGCAGAGGATCAGGCCGGCGTCCGGCGCCACCGAATCCCTGAACACCTCGACACGTTCTTGCAGGAAGAACAGCATCGCCGTGTTGTCATTCTCGCCGCCGCCATCAAGGCCGCCATCGAAGAGGTTGCGGATCGGATCGACGCAGAGGATGTCGGGCGCGCCATGGCCGTAATGCGCCCGGGCGGCGGCAACGGCGCGCGAAACACCGCCCGCATCGAGCAGCATTCGGACCTTCGGGGTAGCGACCAGATTGTCGCGGGCGGCAGAGAGCAGCGCCGGGTCGAGCCGGATGCCCTGAAGCCGCTCGCGCAGATAGTGGTACTGGATCTCGGCCTGCAGATAGAAGATCCGCAACGGGCGGCACGGCGCGAAGCCGAGGAACGGGATGCCGGCCGCCATGTGCACCAGCAGGCTGATCAGGAAGTCGCTCTTGCCGACCTTGGGCGCGCCGCCGAGAACCAGCATTCCACCCGGCGTGAGCACGCGCGGGCCGATGATGTCGTCCGGCATCGGGCTCCTGTCGTCGAGGAGCGCACCGAGAGTGAAGGCTGGCAATGGCGACATCGGCGAAACCGCCAGCCGCTCCAGTGGCGGACCGTGCCGTTCCTCGTGAAGGCGCCAAAGGCGCTGCGCCTCAAATGCTAACCGTTCCAGCGGCCAGCTCGGACGCAGCATCGCGGCGTTGTATTGGCAGATCGCCTCCCAGGCCTCGTCGCGGCCCATGCGCCCCTCATGGGCCAGCCGGATGAAATGGCCGATGGCAGCGCTTGCGCCCTGAAACCGGGTCCATGCATCCTCGCTGCCTTCCCGAACCGGCGTTGTCAGAACATCGGCAATCGACGGCTTCGAGGTGGCTGGTCCGGGTTCCGATCCGATGCCGACGAGAGGCGGCATGGCGTCGACCCGTTCCGCGAAATCGCGCAGGTCCACTTCGACATGCGAGTTGTGGCGGCGTATGGTGACGAGGCGCTTGAAGCCGCCCTTGTGATAGATGGATCCCGCCAGACGGATCGGTTGGTGCGCCGAACGAAAATGCGTGTCGCCACCAACCTTGATTGCGATGTCGCCGCGCAACCGGCACAGCAGCGTGATGTCCTCGGCTTCGGCGGGCTCGTTCAGGCGCCACCAGACGTGCAGCTTGCTGAGACCGTTCTGCGTGCGGCCACCGCTTTCGACGATCAGGGTCGGCTCACCGAGATGCCGGACCAGGTGCTCGAGTTTGGCCGCGATGTCGCCGGCATCGAGATCGACGAGCACCGTTTGCATCTGGCGCACGTCGGCGGACTTGGCCTTGCCGCTCTCGGCCACCGTTCCCGGCACCACATAGAAGGCAGCACCTTCGCGCGCCGCCCAACCTGCGAAAGCGATCGCCTTCTCCAGCAGGTTTGCGTCGGCTTCGATCCAGGCATTGTGCGGGCGGCCGTCGATCCCCTGGCCCTTGTCGATGAAGCCGCGCAGCGGAACCCAGCCGTCGCAATAGCCGAACACGACATCGAGAAAGACGGCGATCTGCTCACGATCCGGCTCCACGTCGAACGGATCGACGTGCGGCGTCGCATCGTTGAAGTCGCGCCAGGCATCGAGGGAAACGACGTTGTGATCGCTCATGCCGGCAGGCCCCAGCAGCGCTGGCCCCAGGGGCACATCCGGCATTCATGAAAGTCGCTCGTGGTCGCGATCCGGGGCAGCAGTTCTCCTGCGTCCGTCGCTTGGAGGATTCGGACTGCGCGATCACTCATCCGTTGGGCAAGACCGGCATCGAAAGCCACAAGCTCGTGGTGCAGTTCGGCCGTGTCCTTGTTGATGGCGGTGAACAGCGCCGGATTGGAGCAAATGCCGGGGACGCTCGCTTCCATGTAGGCCTGGTAGAGGGCGATCTGCGCCGCATAGACCGGCTTGGCGATGACGACACCCTTGGCGACGGTCTCCCGCCAGTTCCTGGCGTTCATGGTCTTGCATTCCCAGAGCGCGGGAACCGCAAGGCCCAACTGGCCGGGGGCTGCCGCGATGATCCCGTCGACATGACCGCGAACACGGCCACCGGCGATCGAGAAGCCGAACTGCTCCCCGTCTGCGCGATTGCCCTTGCGGGTGTAGAGATCGAAGCCCGCGCCACGGAGCCAGCGGATGGCCAGATCTTCGAGTGCGTGGCCGATCTCGAAGATCCGCAACGTCTGGCCGTCGAAGTCGGAGCCGTCGTCCTTCGGCGCACCGGCGAATTCGAACTGCAACGCCCGCTCGCAAGGCTGCCCGAGCCGCGATCCACCCAGATAGGTCCGGGGCGGCGTCACGGCGCGCGCTGCATCGAGGCTGTCGTCGATCAGCCCGTTGATGCGTCCGGCGATCAGGGAGCGGTGATTGAAGTCCAGCATCAGAACGGAACCTCCGCATCCTCGCGCGTTCCGGCAGAGCCTTGGGCGATGCCACGCATTGCATCCTGGAAACCGCCGACGGCGACTTCGATCAGGGTTCGAACCTTAGCTTCGGAGAGTTCAGCGAGCCGGGTCTGCCAGCCGATTTCTTCCATGATCTCGGCAATCGGCTTCATGCTGGCGCGGATTGCCGCATTTTCCTGTTCGGTTAGGTCAACCATGGCCCAACGCTCCCGCGCCAAGCGCGTCCAGAAGCCTTGGCAGGCGATCGAGCAGAACCAGACCGAGGGGCGCGGCTGCCTCGGGCGCGTAGGCGCCCGCTTCGATGATTTTGGCGGCGAAGCCGCCGGGCGCACCGGGTCGAACCAGCCAAAGCCACGGGTCGGACAACGGCAAACGGCGCAGAGCGTCCCATGCGGATGCCAGAGGCGCAGACGGTCCGAGGATGCGATGTTCATGGGGGCGCTCCATCACGCAGCCCTCCCGATCAGGTCGGCGGGAGCGGTGTCCGCTGCGCCGAAGACGAGCGAGCGAATGGCATCGCGGTTGAACCGGAACGCGAGGAGCGCCGATGCCTGGTAGCGCGTGAGCCCGAAATCCTGCCGGTACGCGGGCGGCAGGAACGAGAGCTGCTTGTCGGTCGGCGGCTGGTTCAGCCACCGCCGGGTCTTGTGCGCGCTCTCGTCGCTTTCATGCTCGTTCAGCCAGTCATCGGCTGCAGCGAGACAAACCGTGCGTTCGCCGGCCGCCAGCAGATGCGGCCGCTGTTTCTGGACGCCACCGATGCCGTACCAGCGGCCATTGAGAAAGAAGACCCCGCCCCAGGCGTTGAAGCCGCTGGCGATCAGGGCGGCGTCGTCGCCGAAAAGATCGCACCACCGGAAACTCGACCGCTTCAGGAGGTCGATCTCCGACATCACGAACTCGCCGAGCGGCGTAGCCTCGCCCGTCTCGCTCTTTTCCCAATGGTGGCCGCAAAGCGGACACTCGGTGGTGGCGAGCGGCACGACGGCGCCGCATTCAGGGCAGTCCTTCGTCGGCGCCTCGCCAGTAGATTCCCGGCCGTTCAGGTCAACGTCCTGTTCGAGGGATCCGTGAAGCAGGGTCGACGTCCCGAAATCGAGGACGATGCAATCGGTTTTCAGAACACCGGGATATTCATCCAGCGAGACCGTGCGCAGCCCACGGCCGATCATCTGGATCATCGTCGACTTGTAGGAACTCGGCCTCAGGAGGACGACGCAGCTCGTGGGGGGATGATCCCAGCCTTCGGTCAGAACCGCGACGTTGACCACTACGCGAAGATCGCCCGCTGCATAGGCCGCGAGCACGGATTTGCGCTCGGCATCCGGCATTTCGCCATGGACAAGCCCGGCAGGAATTCCCGCGCCATTGAATGCCCGGGCCACATTGCGGGCATGATCGACGGTGGAGCAGAACACGACCGTCTGCCGGCTTCCGGCCTTTTCCTGCCATTGCCGAATGACAGCGTCGGTCACCGGGGTTCGGTTCATGATCGCATCGACTTCACTCATGTCGAAGTCGTCGGCAGTGCGCCGCACCTTGGTGAGCTCATCCTGGACACCGACGTCGATGACGAAGGTGCGCGGCGGCACGAGGTGGCCGGAGGCAATGAGTTCGCCGATACGGATCTGATCCGCGACATTTGAAAACACGCCACGAAGGCCGCGCTTGTCACCCCGATTGGGCGTAGCCGTAACCCCATAGATCCGGCAGGCAGGATTGCTCTGCAGCGCCTGGTCAATGATCCGGCGATAGCTGTCGGCCGCCGCATGGTGCGCCTCGTCGATCACCAGAAGATCGAGCGTCGGCATCGCATCGAG